ACCATAAGCATAGGTATTGAAACCAGAGCTACCGTTAGATACAACCACCAAGGATTCAGTCAACTGCAACTGTTGAGAGGAGTTTCCATCAATCGTATCAGTTCCAGATGGCGTCAAAGTCAAAATGCCTGTTCCAGCATTCCTGATAATCACAAACCAACCTGCGCCAACAGTAGAAGATGACGGTAATGTAATCGTTCCTACACCTGAAGACCAAACTTGAAAAGACGCTCTGTTGTTGGCGTTTAGGGTGGAGTTGGAGTAAACATAGAGAATTGGTATCGCGGCATTTAATGTGGTTCCAATAGCCGTTAGACCAAAGCCAGCAAGCGCAGAAGCGTTAGCTGAAGATGTGCCAGCACCAAAGGTCACAGAAGCCCATGTACCGTTTGTAGTGGTGTTATCGGTTAGCCAAATGAACTGAGCTACCCCTGAAGTCACAGCAATGATGGTATTGCCTGAATTATCCGTTACCGTAAAAGTATTCGTACCGATGTTTCTAACAAGAACTGTTTGTCCAGTAGATACTTGTGCGGCTGGGGGTAATTCAAGCAATAACCCTGTTGTTGTGGCTGTACAGTCAATGATTGAACTGGCAGGAATATTGGTGTTTCCGTTAATAGGCCACTGAAGAACAGTATTTGAACTGATTGTGATGTTCTCGTAGCTAACAGAAGATGGGCTGATCGTTTGCCCAGTAAACGGATTTACGTATGAAGTCATGATTAAGAGTCCTGTACAACTGTTTGACGATCCCCAATACGTAGGGTGTCTTCTGTTTTGAGAGCCGCCATTGCTTGGTCAAACAAAGCATTCCAAGTGGCTAGACGTGGATCATCTTTAAGAAAAGGTGCAGTTTGCTTCAATACCCCAAACAACAGCGCATTTGGAGCGTTTTGAGTCAACCAGTTAGTTTGATTGTCAGAAGCCAAAGGCTGTAAACGGGTATAGCAAAGAGCTTCAAAAGCGTAGTTTTGGTCAGGCGTAGGGGCAACAAACCAATGATCCCAGTCATAGTCTGCATAGTACAGAGGCTGAGATGTGTTGGATACATTTGGCCAGTATTCATTTAGATACTCCAGCTTGCGAAGTAAAACTGGTTGCTTGCCTGATGCAGTTGCAATCGTCATAGATACTGTTTTACGCCATCTTGCAGGTTTTGCAATCACTGGATTACCCGCATTCATGGTGCCATCTACAACAACCATTTGACCTAAGGTCTTGATTTCCTGAGCTATTTCAAACTCTGCCAAAGTAATGGCCGTAGGTATAAAGTTAACGACAGCGGTGTCGGAACGCTCTAAGTATTGTAATACTAAGGATGTTAGATTATCATAAGTTAGAACGTATGAAGGCGTAGTCATTCTTTGCCCTTATCAGCAGTTGCATATGTCGATTTTATCCCCTGTTAGACACCCAAGCAACTATAAAATTTTTTAAAAAATCAAGTATTTATGACCCAATTGTCACATAGTTAATCCAAAATGAGGTTTTCAACCCACCTAGGAGCTTTCCATGCAGTACGAAACAGTGGTGTCTATCTGCTTGATTTTCATGCATTACCCCGCTAGATTGCACGGATGGTAATGCACATAAAAGGCACAATTATGACAAGACTTGAAGTGCTTGTTGTATTAAGTGGATTCTTTCTTGCAAACCAAAGGTTCCACCGTTAATACGCTTTGTTAACCCTTCCCAATTCTCGGCTTCTGCAAGTTCATTGCACCCATGGGTCTTCCAAAACCAACCTGCGGAAAGAGCGGCAAACATAGGCGTGGCCACTAGCTCAGGTTTAGCTACCATATTTTGGTTAATATTTTGACCAAAATGCCAGTAGTTATCGTGTCCAGTCAACTGAATACATCCACGGCCGTGAAATCGCCATCCATCTCCTGACGATTCGTCTCTGTTTCCCATTCGGTTAGCATAAATGCGATTGGCAATTTTCTCTGCTTTATGGGCGTAAACAGGTATCTCTTCTGGTTTGAACTTGTGACCAAACAAGGCTTGAAGGGTTTCTGGTCGATAGTTGAGATTTTCTTCCAGTGTTTTGAAGTGGTTGCACTCGTGTGAACACTGCCCAATAAATGAAGCCTGCTTACGTACATCATCAATTCCAAACGTAGAAAAGGTGGTAGTTAAAGGCTCAGACCATTCAGATCCAATCCCCAAAGCATGGAGTTTTTCAGGGCTTAACATTGACCATTTCCCTTACTTGGTTGTACTGGGCGATGCAGGCGTTGAGGTTGACGATGGCTGTGTCTCCGTCTGCGGCGATGGCGACAATATCTTTAATAGCCTGTCGGTCAGATTTGCCTGCATCGGTTGTATTTCCTCCGCTAGAGGAGGCATCTGAACTGGCTTGAACGGAACAACTGGAGGGGAGGCGCAACTCGCCAGCGTCAATCCTAGCATTAAGGCTAGTTTTGTTTGAAATAATTTCATTAGTTGCTTTCCGAAGTGAACTACTCAAATTTTTTACTTTGACACTTAGCTCTGCTTCTTTTGCACGAGCTTCTGTATTGAGTCGTTCAATTTCTGCTTGATCTTCTGCAACGCGCTCTTGATAGCCTGAATGATGTCCATATGAGTAAACTCCTAAAATAGCGCAAATCGCGCCGATGATTAACCAAGGGTTGAACAAACTAAACATTTACAAACCCGCCCTAGCTCTTGCCATTCTTTCTCTCTCAGCATCTGATTCTAACGTCGGCGGACTAACTGGCGCAGGAGGTGGAGTCCAATTAGGATTAGCCATAATAATAGGAGCAGGTGGTGGGGGTGGCGGTGCGACATAAGCATCCTTATTCGACTTTGCGGCGTTCATCATATTGGTGGCTTCGTTGGTCAGCCCTTTGGTCAGAATACCACCGATACCGCCCACAATCAACAAAACAATGTCGTTGAGCATCTTAGTATAGGCTTGATCTATTGGAGCCATCTGTTTGATAGGCTGGCTCACAAACGTCACTGAATACAATAGCGCAAATGTAATAAACGCAAAGATCAACGTCACCATAATGATCACAAAAGCCCTTACACGGACTTCTATCTCATCGGCAGACAGGCGTTCCTTGGGGCTGTTGAGCAGGAGCAGTAGTAGTTCCTTCAATTTTCTTCTCCAATATGGGGGCGACTAAGTAATCAGGACAATCCTGATTGAATTCACATCTTGGTTTCTGACAACGCTCTTTGCCAAAGTTATCTGGATCCTGACAATAATACCTATAGGTATCGTTACAAGACGACAAAAGAAACACAGAGGTTAACAATAGAGCGTATTTCATTGGTTATCCACTTTTTTCACGGCTTTCTCAACCCTGATCTCCATCATCCTTATGTCAACATACATCCAAGCAATTAAAGGAAGCAATAACAACAAAACGCACATTAAAAGAACTGTTAATACGAGGAAAAGTGAGTCAGACTTATCATCATCGCCCACGTCCACGCTATCATCAGAAGGGTAACCGTTATGACCACGGCTCTGGTTTTGATTTGATCCAGCTTTTGCCTTCGTTGCCATGCCGCCCTCCGTTGTTTCAGCAGTTCTTCCCTCCTTGCCAATCTTTGCTTGGTCGCAATATCGCCAATCGTGTTGTTAACCCTGCTGTACAAATCCTTCAGCTCGGCTGGCACATGGTAGACCATGTAATCAGATAGCTCCGTATTCAGCTTTTCCATTTGCAAATTGGCAATGACCAATTTTATCGCAATGTCCTGTCCCTCGTCATCTCCAGCGTGTAAGGCCAACTCTTCTTGCTCTTTGACATAATTCTTTAACCCATTGTAGGCTTGAAAAAACTTAGTCAAAGATTCTGCAACTTGAGAGAAGATTAAGTTTTCGTCAAACTCTAGGGCTGATTTTCTCTTTGGCTTAACGGTTTTATTCTGTTGAGGCTGTACCTCATGCTTTTCCTCTTCACGTCCAAAGATCTGAGCAAAAAAGCCAAATAAGCCTTTCGTTGACTTTTTAACATTCTGTACATCTTTGGCCACGCCTTGAACTTCATGGACTGCTTCAGTAACAAGCTGTCGTCCTTCTTTGTACATCTCGCAGGAGTCTTTAATGAACTTGAGTGCCCCCGAAGCCAAAGCGACCAGCGTGAACGGATCAATTTCTACACCCCGAAGAACTTCTTGAAGAACTCAGCGGCGATTCCCGGCCCTAAGAGCACCATTAACATAACCCCATAGAGCAAGTACTCTATCTTGGTCATGCGCCGCTCTCCTTCTTTCAAAGATTGGGCTATTTGCCTATATCGCTCATCACACACAGCAACATGAACAGCTAAGTCTTTTTCTGTATCAGACATTTCAGTCAAAGCCTCTTAAAGTCTTAGCTAAAGTCTTACGCTTTGCCATCTTGGGTGAATCAGTAGATTTGACAGCTAACTTCTTAGTTGGGATCTTCTGTCCTTCAGGGACGTGGAGGGCTTTATGCAGGGAGCCGGGCTTTTTAATCGCTTTTTGAATCCACTTCTCACTCATGATTGCTCCTTAGGTTCTTCTGTAGCTTCAGCAGGCTGTTGAGCCTGAACTTGGGGGGTTGCTTGCAATTGAATGTTGCTAATGAGTCCTGCAGAAGTGCTAAAAGGAAGTTGTCCTAAAGCAGTCAACAAAGCATTGACTTCATCTAATGTGTATTTGAGTGTGATTTCCATTTGTTACGCCTTTGTGTTAGATTCAAGCGCAGAAATACGCTTGCGAAGTGATTGTAATTCAGCAATCATGTTTGCAATCATTTCAGCAGATGAAGCGTCAACTTGTTGGTAAACAGGATTTCCGTTTTCATCTACTGCATTTGGTTCCCCATGAACTGCATTTGGGATGACTTGTTGAATTTCATCAGCAATAAAACCAGAATCTTGTAACCCAGTTTTAATCCAAGTAAAAATTCTAGGTTGTAAAGCATCAATAAATGTACCACTTGATGACAAACTTGTAATATTGGTTTTTAGTCTTCTATCAGATGTTCCATTGAAAAAACTTGAAGTTCCATTGGTGGTTATGCTTCCAACATTGGTGTAACTAGAAATGTTTCCACTAAAAAGCGAAATAAGTGAAGACGATGTATAAAAAGTATTAAACGTAGCCGCAGAACTAGCGTTTGACTGGCAATCAAAAAGTGCAGGGAAATAAGCGTTTGAGGTAGTTTTAAAATATGCATAAGTAGAACTACCCCCACTGATTGAGGAACCGGGGTTAGTGGCTCCAAAACCAGCCAACCCATTTACTGTGATAACACTATTTACAGTAACTGTTCCAGTATTAAAAGTGTTTGAGCCACTAAATGTATTGTTTGCAGAGGTAATTGCTACGTTAGTAATGTTTCCTGTTGATCCATTCACTGTCAAAACACCAGTGTTGTTCAATGTAACATTACCAGTAGGCGAAGATGCTGAAATTCCACTTCCAACATAAATACCTGTAACTCCAGAACTGCCACCAGTTGACGAAATTGTTATGTTGCCAGAACCATTACTAATCGTAATACCTGATCCAGCAGACAAAGTATTGGCTGTATAGCCTGAACCGTTGCCAATCAATATTTGACCGTTGGCAGGCGTAGAAGCCACTCCAGTGCCTCCATTAGCCACGTTTAATGTGCCACCAAGGGTAAGGGTGCCTGAGGTAGTGATTGGGCTTCCTGAGAAAGTTAAACCAGTCGAGCCACCTGAACCTGAGACGCTTGTAACCGTACCACCACCTGTACCAGTAGCAGAGATTTGGATGCCACCAGAGGTGTTGACAATAGAAACACCAGTTCCAGCAGTCAAGGTAGCTCTTGTGAATCCTGTACCATTTCCAATGTCAATTTGACCGTTAGAAGGTGTAGAGGTAAGGCCAGTTCCACCGTAGGCAACACCTATGGTAGAACCGTTCCATGTTCCAGAAGAAACTGTACCTAGTTGGGATGTACCAGACACCACAATGTTGGTAAAGTTTCCACCAACAGAAGAAGCTTTTGCTAGAGCTGTGACTGTTCCACCAGTGGTTTTGTAGTAAAGAATGCCATCAGTGGTATTGATAGCAAGCTCACCCAAAGCTAAATTGGCGTTTGAAGGCACATTTGTAGCAGTAGGTGAGTTATAAAGAATGATTGGTGTGTAACCTGATGCTGACATTTTTTGTCCTTAGAATGTGATTGAACCTGATGCTGTGAATGTGTAGATGTAATACCCATTAGCCGTGGTTTGTGTTGTTCCTGAACCTGTTGTGGATGCGGCTAGTTTATAGGTGTTGGGGTAACGGATTATGACAATACCTGAACCACCTGCGGCTCCTGTTGCAGGCCCATTAAACCCACCTGAACCACCACCACCACCTCCAGTATTAGCAGTTCCAGCAGTAGCATTAGATGAATCACCACCTCCATTACCTCCACCCCCAACACCACCCCTTCCGTAAGTGGTTGTTTGATTTCCAATACCTCCACCACCACCGCCAGCATAAGCCGTTACTGTGCCTGAAATAGAACTTGCAATTCCTGCACCCCCATTACCAGCTATTGATGTTGCTGGCAATCCAACTGTTCCAGCACCACCACCACCACCATTTACATAATTATTTGAACTTCCACCAGTACCGCCAGCGTTTCCTTGGCCTGAAATACCTGCACCACCAGATGTTTGTCCAGCATCCCATCTGCCACCGCCTCCGCCAGAACCACCAGAGCTACCAGCAGTTGCATAACCTTGCCCACCACCCCCACCTGATGCTACAAAATTTCCTGTGGTCGCGCTTGATGATGTAGCTAATAAAACTGAATTTCCACCAGTACCTGCATTACTTGCTGTAGTTCCTCCTGTGCCACCAGCACCAACAGTAACCCAACATTGAATTCCTTGCGTTATGGAAGAAAACCCAGAAAGCAAACCACCTGCACCGCCACCCCCGCCATTAGCATAACCACCACCACCGCCACCAGCAACCACAAGGTACTCAACAACAGGAGGGCTAATTCCACTCCAATTCTGTGCTTTGACAGCTTGACTTACTTGAGATAGCGTCCAGACTCCAGAATACTGCGCCATATTAGGCTCCAGTTGAAGGTGTAGGTGTAACTTCAGGTGTAGGTGTTGGGGTGGGTGTAACTTCAGGAGTTGGTGTAGGAGTGGCTTCAACCACAGGAGTTACATCAACCCAAGCCTTTGTAGGCTCATCCCATGCATAGATTTTGCCTTCATGGACAGGCATAGCAACAGGATTAACCCATTGCCATGTTGGTGCGCCAATTGTGAATGAATCACAGGTAACACCATTTCTGTCTACTGGACGTGGAGCATGGAAAACATCGTTGTTTTTGTCGTAAACGTAACCAATACCAGCGTAGTTTGCTCTCAAAGGAGTACCGCCACCATTGTGTACGCCACCATGAGTGTTATAGCTTGTTTGCACCCACTCAGAAGGGTCACCCCAGTGTCCAAGTGCAAGTGTTTCTGCTTCGATAACAATGACGTTATCTACGATACCTTGTGAATTAACGTGAGCAAAGTGAGACATTTAAAACTCCTTAAAAAGTAATTGTGCCTGAACTTGTCCAGACGTAAATTTGATAACCATTATTGTAATAAACCTGTGGTGTAGACGCTCCACCAAATGAGGAAGGAGGAGCACAGTTAGCAGGGTAGCGAATAATGACTATGCCTGATCCTCCATTGCCAGCAGGTCCTAAATTTCCACTTGCTGCACCTCCTCCAGAACCAGTATTGGCAATAGCACTTGTAGCAAGCAAGGTAGTATTCCAGCCACCATTACCACCACCAGAATTCCCCAACCCAAAGGTAGTTCCACCATCAGTACCACCGCCACCGCCACCTGCATAAAAAACTCTTGAGCCTGTAATTGTTGAGCAGGTTCCTGCTCCTCCATTACCAGGTTGTCCAGTTGTTGCTGCGCTACCAACACTTCCAGAACCACCACCGCCACCACCATAAGTTGGCCCGCTATAAGTTCCACCTACCCCACCTGCATAGCCTTGACCTGATGTTCCAGAACCAGCAGTAAATGCTCCACCGCTATAACCTCCACCTCCACCAGAACCACCTGATGAACCAGCAGAAGAAAATCCACCACCGCCACCACCACCAGTTGCAGTTACAGATGAAAATACTGAATTTGAACCATTAGTTCCATTTAATGCTGAACCTCCAGTAGTAGAACTTCCTGCACCTCCACTGCCTACAGTAACAGTTAAAGATGAACCAGCGATTACAGCAAAGTTATTTGCAGTTAATAAACCACCAGCTCCACCACCTCCATCATAGCCACCACCCCCACCTCCACCTGCCACAACCAAATACTCTACAGTTGCAGTAGGCAAAGATGTCAAAGGGTTTAATGTTCCTGTGATGATTCCGCCGATATATGATTGACTCATTTTTATTCCTTAGAACGTCACAGTTCCACTTGAGGTCCAAGTGTACACACGATTCTTGTATCCTAGTCCTGTTGCAAATGGGGATAGTTGGTTCCAAGCAGGTGTACCTGTAACTGTTGCAGGCGTATATGCGTTTGTTGATCCATCCGCCAAATATGCGCCAGAAACGGTATTTAACAAAAGAACAGTGTTTGTTACTGGGGTTAATGGAGAGGTTGATGGGGTAAATGA